TGTTCATGAAACGATAGTCGTTTTCGAAGTCGCCAGGCCCGTTTTGAAAATGCAATCCTGTTGGAATTGTTTCTCCATTGCGTTCTTGCTTGACCACTTTAATGGTAAAGTTTTCTTTGTATTCTGGACACTTTAAATGGATGTCTAGTTTATTTAGGTTAGGCATACCAAATACGCCTTCTAAGTCGTCGATTGCTTCTTTGGTCTTTGCATTAAGGATAACGCTACGATCTTCAGCCATTGATTCGATAACTGTTTCTTTATCAGTTGCACTAATTTTAATTAGTGGCAAAAATCCTAGGCTGTGTGTATGTGCTACTAGGTCTTGTAAAAAGTCTTTCATATGATTCTCCGTATTGTGTTATTATATAGGTTTTTGTGACTATGTCAAATGTTTTCTTATCGTTTTATTATATTCTACTGCCGCATCGAGTATGGTCAAAGGTTGTTGGGCCTTATTTGCATATTCGAGTAACGCATTAGTATCCTTGGGGAAACAAGCACCCCCAAATCCTCTGTCTCCGTCGAAGCCAACAACAGTATGACTATTACCGATACGAGAATCGTGAGCAATAATTTGCCTTACTAAATTGTAGTCAGCGCCACTAACCTTGCATAGATCATATAACTGATTAAAAAATGCTACTTTAGTGGCTAGGAAACTGTTAATACTGTATTTGACCAACGATGCTTCAGTCACACTACAGTAAAAATACAATTTACAATCAGGAAGTACTGATGTAAATAATTCTTGCCAAAATCCTTCTGGATCTTCTCCACCCAGTACCATGTACTTTTGATTGGCAAAATCTTCCACCGAACTAACAGCCCGTAAAAATTCTGGATTGTAGCAAATACTGTGATGTTCAAATGCTGATTGTATTGCAAACAATTGATCCGGCACTATTGTAGATTTAATCAGTACTGGCATGAATACAGGAACTGATTTTAATACAGCATAGACTTGACTGTCATCACATGCATGTTGCTCTGTTTGGGGAGTACCCACACAGACAATAATACCATCAGCATCTGAATGATCAGCAATCGACTCGTTGCCATATTTTGGATCAACAATAACTAACTCATGTTGTTTTTCTAGTGTACTTGCCACTGCTTTGCCTACAAAGCCATATCCTGCGATTATAATTTTCATATTAAAACTCGAATAAACTGTTAAATGTATTTTTTTCTTCGGTACTTCTCACGTCCCATTTAAGCACACCAATCAAATTTTCTAATTTCTTATCAATAATAGTGGCCTCCATTTCTGCATGATCAAAAGGCAAATCCTTGAACCACTGCGGAAGTCTCAGCTCGTCTACTGGATAAGCCACACTGGTAAACGCCAGCGGATTAGGTTTGAGTTTACAAACAATAACTTTCTGACCATCAGTAATGTTCATTGAGTATTTGTCGTTGTACATTCTTTTGAGCGTATTCCAATTAATACTTGCTCGTACATGACCAGGCATATTAGCCTTGCCAGCCTTCTTCTCTTTTGCTTCGTATTCTGTAACTTTGTTTGCACGTTTTGGACTTCCTTTTTCCCAACCTGGACGAGCTTTGAATTTACTTCTAAACTCACTAATGCTGTCTAACACAGCCTGTTCTTCCTTGCCAGTAAGCACCATTTCTAAAACTTCGCTTAAAAAGTCTTGAATAAATTCTGGTGTATCACTGCGTTTGAGATCCAGCCCCATGGCTTTAATCTTGCCTGGTTTGCCATCTACGTCTGTGCGCTTGCCTTCTTTATCATAATACAGCACCGCATAACGTTTCTTGGTAATGAATAAACTCTTTGACCCAACAATTTCTCGGCCAGCTTTGATAACTTCGCCACGTGATTTAGGTACGTGGAATGTGTCCAACATAAACTGTGGGAACGTGTTGTTAACTTCATCTGCAATTTGATCATACAGTTGAATTACATTTTCCCGACTCCACGGAATTGCGCCACTATCGATATCTTTCTTTAACGTCTTGTATGCTGAGAAATAACATGAGTCTGTATCACCATAGATAACTGCTTTACCCACGTGGTCATACTCACCTGTGATAATTTCATTTACCTTACTGGCCATATGCTTGGCAATTTGTCTGCCAACCAATGTTGTCGACTGACCAATTCGCTTGTCAAAGAACCTGCATCCACTGTTAAGAATAGCACCATACAAACTGTTAAGATTAATTTTCTTAACCAACTGTCGTTTGTCCCAATATTCCTCTTCAACTTTATTGCCGGCCTTGATAGCTTCTTTTAATTTGGCCTGCATTTCTTTACGTTCTGCATACCAGCGTTTTAGTAGTCCAGGAATAATACCTTCTTTTTCATAAGTAAAAATTGTGCCGTTACTAGACAACATCCAAGGTTGGTTACTTTCAAATATGAGTCTATATACTTCGGCGGCACTTACTACGTCAACATCTCCGTTTTCCCAATCAATGGTAATGTCTGTGCCAATCTCTTGAGCCATTACTGCTTCATATTCATCCGCACCGAATTTACCTTCCCAGGCAGCCGCAAAACTTTTACCTTTGGCTATTTGTGCTTCGATGTATTCTTCAGTTTTAGTCTGACGTAACTGTCCAATAATTGTTTCTGGACCCATGTTAAGCGCACGAATAGCACTTGGATAAAGACTATTGATATCCAATGAACCTACCCAGTCTTGAATACCTTCTTTGGGATAAGCAACATACGCACCAGCCGCACCTTCGTTATCTTCACGTTCACTCATCTTAGTGCGGTTAGGCACTTGCATGCCTCTGCGATGGCATTCGTTAATAATAGCTTGCTCAGTTACCGCCACAGCACCCATTGTTGTCTGTAGTAATACTGTATTTTCATGTGCCAGTGTATTGGCAAGGTCCATGAACTTTAATTTCTTATCAAGATCGTCAAGCAGTTTACAGTCATTGATGTTATATTCAACAAACGTCTTAAAGTCATTGTTGTATAATTGGTCGAGTGTACCTTCATATTGTGTTTTACGTTTACCTAACTCATATTCCGCAATGGCGTCAAGTCTATAACTGTGGCGTTCTTCATACGTATACTTACGGTACAACTCAAGATAGTCTAAATGAACGCGACCAATGTAGTCATAGGTTACACTATCACGACCAAACTTTTCATATTCTCTGCGTTTAGGAAACTGATCAAACAAACAGAAACGACGGGTATCTTCTTTACTCAATACCTTTGTCACTCTATTTGTGGTATAAGGCACGTCAAATCCTTCACTGTTCCAACCACTAAGCACGTCTGCATCTTTAATTAGATCCAAGAACATGTCCAACAAGTCTGCTTCTTTGTCAAACAAATAAGTGTTAGGAAAATCTTTGACCATTTCCTTGGCTTCTTCCATCTTAAGACCTTTAGGAGGAATAGCCAAACATACCATAGTTTCTAACCATTGTAGGTAGACAGCAATCGCAGTAATTGGCATGAACGCATCATCTGGACTTGCATAGCCACGCTCTGGATCAAAGTCTACCTCAATATCGAAAAATGCTACATTTAGTTTAGGCGCATCTTGATTTAAATAGTGTTCACTTAGTGTAACAAAGATTGGATTAATATCGCTTTCAAACAATTCTTTGCCGCTGTTAATAGCCTGCTCTTTTCTGAGCTCTTTAGTATTTTTACAAACAATCTTGGTTAAGGAATCGCCGTAGATGGATTCAAATTTGCCGCGAGGGTCTTTAACATAGAACGTGTGTTTGACAGGAATGTCACGGAACTCACGCTCACCTTTTTTATTACGTTCAACAACGCGAATGATATCATTCTCGCGATCAAACCATGCGTCTACATAAGACATAAAATACTTTCTCCATGCAATTTAGGGCTTGCAAATACCTATGTGCTGTTTATGGCCAGCTAACCTTTAACAACAATATTTATTAGATACGTTTTGTGATATCTAAAATTGCTTCGATCTCTTCCCAATCTTCATTGTAAGCCGCCCAATCGCCTTTATGTGCAATCTTGATAGCTTTGTTAATAACACTTGGTTTAATTTGTAATTCTTCCGCAACTGCTTTAACCGTTTCTTTTAAGCCTTCTTGTAAGTCTTCGACTTCACGTAGTACTGTGCTACCTTCTGAAATCAAACGCTCGAGTTTTGCCTTTTCTTCTGCACCGTATGAACGACCGCCCATGTAAATCTCCTAATGTATATGCCTATTATACGTTACTTATCCTGTAAATGCAACCTTTAGAGGTGGAAATGGCAGAAATTAATCTGCCATTTTATTACTTAATGTTTGCTATTCTTAACCAACGAGCCAACTCATCTGATTCTTTTACTGGTGCAGTGTCAGCTTTGGAGCCAGGTGCACTGGCTAAACTTGCGGCCGCCGGATTGTTTTGAACATTTTGTTTATCTTTATCAATCAGTTGAGCGGTAGTAGGAGTGTTTTGTGGATTCAATTTATCTTTGGCAATTTGTTGATCCACATCACTCATTGCCGCAGTTTGCGCGGCTGGAGAACTTTTGATCTCCTCCAAATCATCCAATTGTGATTCTAAATCTTTTAGTTGACGAATATTATCTTCATCTTCAGATTTTTCTAAATCAATAATTAGTGCGGCTAACTGAGCTTTCATTGCATCAATTTCTTTTTGTGTAGCTTCAATTTCTTCTTTCTTTTTAGTGTCTTCAGCGGCCTTGGCATCATCAGCTGGTGTATCATCAGGACGAGGCTTTGCAATTGACGGTTGTTCAACTGGTTTAGAGCCTACACCTTGGTCATATGTTGGCTTACCACTGGCTGGAGGAATTGTTATTGTTGCCCCTGCTGTAATCTTGTTAGGGTTTGTAATACTAGGATTAGCGGCCATCAATTCAGCAACGCTTACATTATTTCGTTTAGCAATAGTACTTAAATTATCACCAGGTTTGATCTGATAAGTCGTTGGCTCAGATGTTTTAGCATCTGCACTTGGGTTAACAGCACTTGGAGTAGCACCTGCACTAGGTGCAGTAGTCGCACCGTTAGCTGTTGCCATTTGGTCAGCAGTTGGGCCATTTCGTTGACCTTGTCCGCCACCGATTTGACTACCAGCAGCCGCAACAGCCGCCAAGGCTGCCGCAATACTCTTCTTAGGATTATCTTTTAGCCATGCGCCTACGCCTGATTTCATATTGTCTGGAACAGCTCTCCAGGCCGCATCATCAATATCTGGGCGAGGTTTAGGCATGCCAACACGGCTACCCCAGCCTGGAATTTTACTCCAGTCGTCTGCGTTTGAT